CCAAAGATGGCGCGGGCGACAGGGGTCGAACCTGCAACCTCCGGGGTGGAAACCCGGCGCTCTCCCATTGAGCTACGCACGCGTAGTGGGGAAAAATGGCATGAGAGGTAGGATTCGAACCTACGCGGGGCTTTCGCCTCAACGGTTTTGGAGACCGTCACCTTCGACCACTCGGTCACTCCCATAGGGGCGCGACTGAGCGGCTACGCTCAGCGCGTATTAAGAGAGGCAACCTCGCCAGAAAACCGAAAAGCGCATCTCGCGCTCCATTGCGTTAAGTTCAGAAGACCCTGATAGCAGGGCTGACCTAGAAGGTCAATGGGGTGAAGAATTAGTTCGGTTTGGGTGATCCGGGGTAACTAGCGATCCCGCGCGTTCACCCGACCGTCTTATTCTTCGTCTGCGACCGGGAGTTCCGGTTCTTCGACCTCGACGGGCTTACGCCCTCGGGCCTTCGGCGTCTCGACTACGGCGGGCTCCGCCACGGGATCGAGCGGCGTCTGGAGCCAACCCTTCTCCAGAACGAGGTGATCGGCCTTCGCGCGCGTGACGTCGAAAGCTTCGCCCGTTTCAGGATGATAGACGCGAACGTGCATCTCAGGCTTCCCCAGTTGAGCTTTCGACGTTAGCCGACTTGACGGGGGATGTCAAGAATTTTGACGAGCCCGGGATGGACATCAGGTGCGAGTATCTCGCCTTGCAGGACTCTCGCGTTTTGGTGTCCATGCATTCTTCAGGCGTGAAATGCGGATACGCCGCTTGAATTTCCTCAAGCGCCCACGGGCCACGGCCTTTCAGTGGAACCGGCTCAATCTTCTTGATCATGCGGGATCGGGACGCCATGTTTGATCATCGCCTCGCGGAAGCGGTCTAGCGCAGTGTTGAGCCGCGCGACCTCGGCCTTCAGGGCGGCGATGGTCCGGCTCATCTCGGTCCGCTCGACCTCGTATTGCTTGATCAGCTTCTCGAAACCGGCGTTGACGATCTCCTGAAGCTCCAGAGCGGAGGACTTCCGTCCGGCCTTCGCGGCGAGCCAAGTCCCGGTGGCGGTCAGCGCCGCCACGCCGAGCAACCCGGCGAGATTGATCAGTGCATCCTGAAGCTGCATTTCCGCTCCCCCGCGACACGAGGGAGGTTCGCGCGCGTGACTAAAAGTCGAAACTCTTCACGCGCCCCGCGTTTTCTCTACTAATGAGAGCCCGAGATTACACTTATCCACAGAATTCGTCAAGAATTCTGTCACAAGGCGGATAAATGAAAAAGGCCCGCCGAGCGGGCCTTTTATTACTTCGCCTTGGGCGGGCGACCGCGACGCGGCGCTGCGGGTCCGGCTCCGTCGGGGGCGGGATCGTCCGCCACCTCGACCTCGTCGCCGACTTCGAGGACTTCTTCGTCCTCCGTGGCGGCGAAGGGCGTGGTGCGGTTGGGATCGTAACCATGCTGGTCGAGGATTTCCTGCGCCTTGTTCGGATTCGCGCCCGGCGGCGGCGCCGTGCGGGCGTAGGCCGCGCTGTCGGTCGGAGTGACGGCCTTGCCCGGAACGTAGCTGTAGCCGCAGTGGAGAACCATGTCGCGGGCGTTCAGAGTCGATTCCTTCACGGCGGTGCCGTCAGGGGCGTAGATAGTGACTTTGCTCATTAAGGCTTTCTCGCGGGGCTCGGGGCGTTGGCGGAGAACGGAAAGAGCCTCCTTCATGTCATGAAAAGCGGAAAATGTCAAGAAAAGTGAAATTCGATGTTGACAGGCACACAACGTTCGAGTACACCCCTGCTGTCCGTGGCGAAAGCGGTCGGTTACTTCGATTGATAAACCGAGCGCCCGAAAGGGCTGACCGACCGCGCCTGTTCCCGGACGACTGAGATTTGCGGTGGGTGGCGTGGCGATCGGGTACTTCGCTGCCATACCTAGCGATGAGGCGGTTCGAATCCGTCCATAGGGTGAGGTTCCCGCCAGAGGTAACCCTTCTGGTTTCAACCCCGGGAGCGTCTGTTCCCCCACCGCGTCTCAGAATTCGGGATTTCGGCACGGATCGAGTGTCCGTATAAGAGGTGTGAGGGTAGCGTAGACAGCGGTTACTTCGGCTCCAAACCGGTATCACGGGTTCGATTCCCGTCACGTAGTTTAGTGGTAAAACACCGGTCTCGAAAAGTCCGCAGTCGCTTGTTCTCCCTCACTCCCCTTATGCGGATCACTCGTTCGTCAACTACTTGAGGATTATCGACAGACTCACGGGTAGCGTAGTAAGCGGTTACTTCGAAGGTTCAACTCCCTCTCTCCCGGCCATAAGTCCATCGTGCGCGTTGGGCTTACCTCGGGAGACGCCTAACCGGTAGGCATCTCCGCAAGCGCCTGTTCTCCCGTGAGTCTCTCGATGTCCTCAAGCGCGCCGGACGAAGAGTCCGTGGGTGGCGTAGAGAACAGTTACTTCGCTTTAGGAGCGGGAGGTCGCTGGTTCGAATCCAGCCCGGTCCACCACTAAGCGGATGCTGAGGCATCTGTTTACAGTGGGCCGGTAGCTCAGCGGTTAGAGCGCCTAAACTGACTGTACTCGCTTGTTCCCCCACGGCCTCCTCCTCCGGCGCGAGCCTAGAGGAATCCCGAATGGCGTCGATCAATCAACGCACGCGTGGCTCGTTCACGCAAAAGACCTACGAAGGCGCCCCGGCGGTCCGAATCACGGCGGAGAAGGAACTCCGCCGCGCGGTCGCCTCGTGCCTGCTCTGGGAAGACCAGTTCTACGAATCCGGCGAGGACATCGCCACGCGCATCTCGAAGCTGGCGGAACAAGTCCCGCCCGCGACGCTCGCCGCGCTCGCGATCGAGGCGCGTGAAGTCTTCAAACTGCGCCACGTCCCGCTCGTGCTGCTCACCAAGCTCGCGAAGACCGGCTCGGGCTCCTCGCTCGTGTCCGAGACCATCGCGCGGGTGATCCAGCGCGCCGACGAACTCGCGGAACTCCTCGCGATGTACTGGAAGCTCAATCCGGGCCGGAACGGGAAGAACGCCCCGCTCTCGGCGCAGATGAAGCTCGGCCTGTCGCAGGCGTTCGCGAAGTTCGACGCCTACGGGCTGTCGAAGTACGACCGCGAGAACGCGATCAAGCTGCGCGACGTCGCCTTTCTGGCGCACGCCAAACCGAGCGCAAAGCTGAGCGGCTCCGTGCTCGCGAAGCTGGTGAACAAGAGCTTCTTCCCCGAAGCGACCAAGTCCGCCGAGTTCAAGGTCCGTGAGACCTACGGACTGGACGGCGCTCCGGGTCTGGAAGCCGCCGACACGTGGGAAGTCGCCCTCTCGGGCGGCGCCGACAAGCGGGAGACCTTCGAACGGCTGATCCGCGACGGCAAGCTCGGCTACCTCGCGCTGCTCCGCAACCTGCGGAACATGGCGGACGCCGGGGTAGACCGGAAGCTCGTGATGGACGCGATCGAAGCCCGCAAGGGCGCCGAACGGGTCCTGCCGTTCCGCTTCACGGCGGCGGCGCGTGCGGCGCCCTCGTTCGAGCCCTCGCTCGACATCGCGCTGATCGCGTCGATCGACACGGCGGAGCAGTTCGACGGCGAGACGATCATCCTCGTGGACGTCTCGGGCTCGATGGATGCGAAGCTGTCCGGCAAGTCCGACCTCACGCGGGCGGACGCGGCGGCTACGCTCGGGGCGATCTTCCCGGGTCGCTGCCGGGTGATCACCTTCTCCGAATCGCACGTCGAGGTCCCGGCGCGGAAGGGCATGGCGGGTGTGGATGCGATCCTGCGGTCGCAGCGGCACTCCGGAACTTACCTCGGCCGCGCGGTGGAATTCGCGAACGCGAAGCCGCACGACCGGCTGATCGTCATCACCGACGAACAGTCGGCCGATCGGGTCCCGACTCCGAAGGCGAAGAACGCCTACATGATCAACGTGGCGGGCTACCGCAACGCGGTCGGGTACGGCGACTGGGTCCGGATCGACGGCTTCTCGGAGAACACTCTGCGGTTCATCCGTGAGTACGAGGCCGCGCGGGCGAGCGGCGACATCGCTGCGTAAGCCTGAGAGCATCCGCGTACACGCTAAAAGGCCGGGGAGTGATCCCCGGCCTTTTTCACATGATGACGGTCCGGCGCCGGGACTTGTGTCCGAAGCGCCGCACCAGCGGGACCCCGAACGCGAGTGCCGAAGGGATCGCGGCCGGAGAGATCGCCGGGGTGACTGTTGGTAGACCGAACGCGTCGGTCGCGGCGATCCCTTCCGGGAAGAGATTCGTCCCGAGGTGCGGGACGCCGAATCCGGCCGTAGGAGCAATCCCCTCCGGAAGGATGAACACTTCGAGTGCGGGCGTGCCGAACGCGGTGGTCGGCGGGATGCCTTCCGGCGAGAGCAGGAACGCCGCACTCGGGATACCGAAAGATACACCGCTCGCAACCCCGGAAGGGTAGATCGTCTGGTCGATCTGCGCGAGGCCGAACGCCGCCGCGCTCGCGATCCCGTCCGGGTAGATTGTCTGACCGACCGACGGTGAGCCGAACGCGCTGTTGCTCGTGACCGAGGTGAGATAGAGCGTCTGGTCGAGTTGCGCTAAACCGAACGCCAGCGTGGAATCGATCCCGACGGGTGCGATCACCGGGGACAAGGCGGGGAGTCCGAACGCCGCCGTGCTCGCGATCCCGTTCGGATCGATCTCCTGCGGGAAGCTGGCGGTCGAGACAGACGGCACACCGAACGCCGCCGTGCTCGCGATCCCGCTCGGATCGATCTCGCTACTGAAGGTCGAAATGACCTCGACGTAGGTCTGGCTGACCTTCAGCGGGACGTTTGCGCTGAAGACCGGTTCGACGTAGTTCTGGGTCACCTTCAGCGGGACGTTTGCGCTGAAGACCGGTTCGACGTAGTTCTGGGTTACCTTTACCGAGGTGACCATAGGGCCTCCTTACGGCAGGGACGGACCTGATTGCATCCCGTCAACGCCCGACTTCGTCCATGCGGCCGACGTCGAGGGGTCGGTGCTGAATTCCTGCTGCACCGTCCTGTACCCCGTTCCAGCGACCGCCACCGTCGAACCGGTCGCTTCCGTGGTGCCGGTCTTCACCTTGGCGGCGAAGTTGATCGATCCGGCGTCGCTCGCCGCCACCACGTTATTCACCACGACCGTGTAGATGACGACAGGCGTAGAGGCCATGTTCGCCATCTGATACAGGTCTTTGTGGCCTGACACGCTGTCAGTCACGTACGACGTGTCGCCGTCGTTCACGGCGCTATCGCCGACCGCCGAGAAGTTCGACGAGCCTGCCCCGAGGGTGAACTGCGTCGAGTCGCCTGCGCCGCTCGTCGCGAGCGCTTCCATCTTATGCGGACTGCTGAGTTGTCCGGTGAGCCCGCCCGCCGTATCGTCCCAAAACAGCGGGAAGGCGTAGGACAGCGTGCCGCCCGCGAGCATAGGCCACAACTCGACGACTTCAACGCGGGTGAAGTCGTTGGTTGCGGACCCGCCCGCACGTGTGTCGCCGCTAAAACTGATCTCGGCGTTTCCGTCTAGCTTGATCACGACGTTGCCGGTTCCCGACGCGCCGCTGGTGTACTGAAACTGGAGGTGATGCCAGTTGTTGTCGGTGACGATGGTGGTCCCGGTGCGGAGGGTGGTGGGGATCGAGATGTCCGACCCTGACGCCGTAACAACCAACTTGCCCGTCGTGTCGATG